ATGTAGGGGTTGGACTGGACGCAAGTCGATTTGACCAGTCCATATCCGCGACACTGTTGAGACTTGAGCACAGTGTTTATAAGCGGATATTCCCAGACAGGCTACTACATCGCCTGCTTGACCGGCAGCTGGACAACACTGGCAGCTGCAGGCTGGGAGACCTACGGCTGAAGCTGCGGTACGGCGCGATACGTTGCTCGGGGGATGTCAACACATCCCTTGGCAATTGCATTATTAGCGTCGTGCTGGCAGGGATGTTCTTGAAGGAGGCTGGCCTGGTTAAGGAATCCAGGATCCTCTGTGATGGTGACGATCTCGTCATCTTCATTAAGAGGCACGCACTTCAGGCGCTGGTCAGTCTGGATTTGACTGGCTGGTACCTGGAGTGGGGCCTGCGGATGAAGGTGGAGACACCTGCAATGATACCAGAGGAACTTGAATTTTGCCAGGCCAGACCAGTTTGGACGGAGAGAGGGTACGTGCTTGTTCGCAATTGCGTAAAGGCATTGAACTGCGACTACGTGGGCTTTGCTAATGCTGAGAGCATCAAGTACTATAGGACCCTGCTGCGTTCGATAGGATTGTGCGGGATGTCGATGGCTGCGGGCATCCCAGTACTCCAAGAGTGGTACCAGTTTGGCATTGACAATGGTATCACAGGCCGCTTAGCGCACGAGGATTTGTGCGCTAGCGGCCTGGGATACCAAGCTCGTTTGCAACGCCAAGCTGGTGCTAGGTGTGTCGCAAGACACATCCACCCTGAGTCTCGGATCAGTTTCGAGAAGGCTTTTGGTATAGACGTCACGACCCAGTTGGTTGTGGAGGAGTACATCCGATCTAGCCGTTTCAGCGGCCACACCGTATCCTCATTTGACCGTTTCTTTGAATACCTACCAGGATTCCAGTGGGAGATACTGCGACATGAGCAAGAAAGCTAAGACGAGGACCCGCAAGGGCAGAGTGCCGCGACGACGTGCAGTTATGAAGCCGCAGGGCCCTACAGTGTCTGCTTACCAGGCGCTGGTGGTTGATCCCTGCTCTGGGCCACTCGTGTCTCCTTATGGGGGGCCCAGGGGTTACATCACCCGCTTCACTTCTGATATTACCATCAATACCGGAGTTGGCATCACTTCCGGTACCCTTCAGTACTTTCCCGGGGTTTGCGCCACTCTTACCACGAACAATACTTCTGGAGCTGCTGGTGCGCTTGTGCAAACTGCATCCGGCCCTGGCGCGGCGTACCTTACGAACACCTGCAATGCTGTTCGTGCGGTTGCGGCGTGCTTTGAGGTCATCCCGTCTGGTGCCAGTTACAATAACCTTACCGGTGAGATCGGTTTCGGTTATTGTGACTGGAACACGGCAGGAGGTGGCGCCAATGTTGTGCCAAACAACATGTTCCAGCTCTGCACCGCTCGTTCGGTGCTCTCCAAGAGCATGTTTGAGGCAAAGTGGACTCCGGGTGATTCTGATCACCTGTACAACCAGATCAATAATGGGGCGGCCACCTTTGTCCCTGCATTGAACAGTCTTCGTGGGCTATTGCTGTGCTGGAGGGATTGCCCTGCCAATGTGGGTTTGACCGTGCGCATCACGGCAGTGCTGGAGTGGATCCCTGACGTTGGTCAGGGTCTCGCTTACAACGCTGCCCCTGCTACGCCGGTTGACCACAGGGCGCAGGTGGCACAGATCGCCCACAGGGCTGGTACCAATTGGTGGCATAACTTGACTGCCGGCGCTGGCTCCGTCGCCGCCAAGTTTGCCACCGGGGTCGCTCATGACGCGGCGGCCGCGGGTCGATACATGATTCGCGGTGGATTGGCCAAGTTGGCTTCCCGTGCAGCGCCGCTCATGCTTACGCTCTAATAAACCGTGGTGTGTGGGAAGCACCTCGCCCAGTTGAGGGCGGATTTGTGGGGGTGACAGACAAGGCAGCGACCAGTTAAGCTGAAGATAGCTGGTTGTGTAGAACTGTTACCTGTTTTCCGGTCAGCCGGAGGGGTCTTCATGGCGCTAGACGAG